GTGGGTCTGGCGAAACCAGCTCACGAACTCGCGTTGCTCGACGTGTTCAGAACGCGCGGCCTTGCGCCCACTGGCGATCGACAACGCGGAAGAAACGGCCTTCTTGGCGGTATGTGATCGACGTCGGTGCGGGGGCGATTTGTAATGCCTCATAAACCTGATCTCCGTTGTGGCCTGTCGATATGCCCAAAGCGCCTAGGATCTTTGTCAGCCTTTCCCAAGCACGATAAGACGCCGCCCCGCCATGCCACACGGTAAAATACTCAGTCACGATAGGGTCAGTGTAGCTCGCGGGATAGTATCGCACCCGCAGCATGTCCTGCCCATTGTTGTGAATGTCCCACCGCCAGCTGGCGACTTTCATCTCACGGTTTATAGCCGCTTCATCCGACATGACCGGCGCGATTTTCAGCTCTAAATCCGCAGGCTTAGGCGGCGGAAACTTAAACCCACACTTGGGACATTCTCTCACTGCCGTGTGGCATAGCGTGTGGCATACCGGACAAGCCTTGACCGGCGCTTCACCGCCTTCTGTTTTCTTGGGCCGCTTGACAACCGGATCATCGAAAAAACCATGCGTGTAGGTCAGCCCAGCAAAGTCCAGCACCAGGCAATCATCCGTGTTGTCCTTCAATCTGGTCCCGCGGCCCAGCATCTGCACATAGAGCGAGGTCGAAAGGGTAGGGCGGCAGCAGGCGATCACGTCCACGTTAGGCGCGTCGAAACCAGTCGTTAGCACGTTGGCATTCGTCAGCGCCCTAATCTCGCCAGCCTTGAACGCGCGGATAATCTCTTCCCGCTCCTTGGCTGGCGTGGTTCCAACGATCGTTTCCGCGATTACGTCTTTTTCCCGCAGCGCATCCCGCATTGCAAAGGCGTGGCTGACGCCAACGCAAAACACCAGCCAGCTTTGGCGCTGATAAGCCTTTTCGACAATCTCCTCAGCGACAGATTTGTTCAGCGCTTCCTTGTTAACAGCCGCGTCAAGGTCCGCCTCAACATATTCCCCGCCTTTCTTCTTGACGCCCGCGAGGTCAAACTGCGTGGCCGTGGCCAGCGACCGCAGCGGCGCAAGGTAGCCCTGCTTCACCAGATCCATCACTCCGATCGGCTCAAGCAGATCCGTGAACAGGGCAGGCGCATCAGTGATGTAACCATGGCCCAGCCGGTAAGGCGTGGCTGTTAAGCCAATCACTTTCAAGTCAGGCGTCTTGGCCGTCAGCTGCGCAATCAGCCGCCGATAATGGCCATCCGCCGTGTGATTAATGCGGTGAGCCTCATCGATAATCACGATATCCACCAGGCCCAGCAGGTCCACCTTTTTAGCGACACTCTGAATGCCAGCGAACGTGATCGACTGCCCCGCATCGCGTTGCCTAAGCCCCGCCGAATAGACGCCCAGCGGCGCATCTGGCCAGTGCTGGCGCATCTTCTCGGCGTTCTGCTCGATCAGCTCTTTGACGTGAGTAAGCATGAGAATGCGCTGATCAGGGTAAGCCATCACTACAAGCTTGCAGAACTCGGCGATGATGTGGCTTTTCCCCGCGCCCGTCGGCAGCACCAGGCAAGGGTGGTTTTCGTGGTTCTGGAAGTACTCGAACAGCATGTCGAGCGCGCGTTGTTGATACTCTCTGAGCATTGGTCATCTCCCGGATCAGAACGGCACCCAATGCTTGTCAATCAACTCCCGCGACGACACATGCCCGTCGCCGTTCATGACTTTCTGACCGTCGATCATGTAAACCCCAGTCACCCCGTCTGGACTGTCGAGCATTGTCCACGGCGTCAGGTCCGGGTGGATCACATGCTTGGGGCAACCCTCAATTTGCGCTTCAACGGGGATCTCTGAATCCCACACCGCGCAATGGCTTGTGCCATCTGTCCGCGCCGTGTAGTGCGCGCATGTCCTGCAATTAACCTCTTTCGTCAGCCCAGACACATGGCAAAAGTGAAAGCCAGGGCAGGTCTTGCATTGCCACCAAGCCGCGCTGGCCTGGTACATAGGCTCGGGCATATGATCGGAGCAGGACACCCTTAGGCCCCGCGCAATGGCGTTCTCCGCCGTCAACCGATCGTATTTGACGCGCTCGAAATAGTACCGATCGTCGTCCTTGCAGATCGCCACATACAGCGCCCGCTCCAAGCCCGTCGCGTGCATATAGACCTGCATCTGCACATAGTGTTCTGGCTTGGACGCCTCGACGCCTTCTTTCGTCAGCGTGGTAAAGCTCGCCTTGTTGTGCGTCTTAAACTCGGCCACATGCTGCTTCGTTGGGGCCTCAGGCACGCCAAGGACAATAGCGTCAATGGTTCCCGCAACATGGCCTTCGATCGCCACCCGCGCCTGCTCCGACACAATCTCAATCCCCGCCATCTGGAGATCCTTAAGGATCGTCTCTTCCTCGCGTTGGCCGCGCCGGAAGATCCGCAACACACGCCCTTCAAAGCTGCGTGGTGCGGCCCAGCGAAAGCTTAGCCACAACCATCGGTCGCAGGGGTGGCCAAGCATGGACGCCCCAAGATGGGGGCGAGGCTCGCGCCCCGCCTCCTCTTGTTGATGGGTCTTATCGATGAGCGCGGCCAGATCATGCTGGGCTTCGGGAAGGGCGCTCATGACCGCTTCTTCCATGGCGGGGTTTGGCCTGACAGAGCTTGGCTTGTCGCCGCGCCGGGTTGTGCAGACGGCTGTGCGGCGGACTGTGCGCCAGACTGTGCGGCCGACGATTGCGCGCTAAACCCACTGGCCCGCGCCTCAAGGGCCTTCCATCCCTTGACATCATTGCTGGCCTTGTACTGCCCATCGGCAGGGCGGATCTCCAGCTTGATCTCGCATGTCCCGCTAATCAGTTGATCGGTATCGGAAATGCGCTCCAGCCCGATCGCCATCATGAGCTGGCCCAGCTGCTGGCGCCCAATCTGCTCGGCCTTGGCCGACGGGTTGCTAATGTTCAGATTGCCGTAGATCACCCGGCCTTGGTGCGTCGGGCCAATAATGTCGTAACGCACTGCCAGATATTGGCCCGTGTTGGCCTTGTTTGGCCGGGCCTCAACCGCCGCAACCCGCGCCTGATACCAACCAGGGGGCAGGGGATCGTAGGATGTCTCGATCATCTCAGGCAGGTCATCGAGGGAAAAATCAAGCTTCATCGTGGTCTCCTTAGTCTGCGCGGATGGTAAAGGTCGGTCGGCCTGGCGTGATCGTGATGGCCGGGAGCAGGGGTTTCGTGATCTTGGATGCAGCCGCATCCCAGATCTTCTTGTTCACCTCAGGCTTCCACCGAAACAGCGTGGCGAGGTGGTCGGTTAGGCCATTGGCCTCGGCCAAAGCCTGAAGCTTGTCACCGTCGATCTTCCAATTGTCGCGCTCGGCGATGCGAACCGTGTAACCGGCCCATTCAGTCTGGCCTTTGGCAAGCATCGCGTCCTCGATCTTGCGCCGCTTCTCGATGGCGGCAAGCTCGGCTTCTTTGGCCTCGAGCCATTCGGCGGCGAGGTTGGTTGTAAGCTGGTTGGTCATTGCGCGGCCCTTTGTCATTGCGCGCCCCCTTGTATCTTCGCAATGATCTGTCCCAGATCAGGCGCTTCCCACGGCGCAAGCTGGCCGGAGCGATCCTTTGCCAGCCAAAGCCCGTCGCTGTCGCACATCAGCCCGCGCTGTGGGATGCCATCGGCGTCGCGCTCTACGCGCAGCGCCAGAACCTCATCAAAAAAGTAGGGCAGGGCTTGGCCAGTCTTGTTGCCAGGCATGCTGGGGGAATACAGCATGCGGCCCATCTCATCGGCTTGCTTCTCAAGCTTAGCCGTCACATAAACGTGCTTGCCGGGCAGATCGCGGAAAGCGCGAATCACTTCGGTCATCGTGTCTTGCATGGCGCCATAGGCCTGGCGTGGGTCTTTGGCCACACGCTTCTCAGCGTTCAAAACCACTTCAGCGATCTCGCTGATCGAGTCGATGGCCACGCTCTGAAAGTCGCGATCCGATTGCAGCCAGGCTAGGGCTTCCCTGAGATCGTTCATGTTGCCAATCTCAAGATAAGGCAGGTCAGCGCCAGCCACGGATAGCAACCCGCCTTCCGCTGATAGGGTGACGGGGTTCGGAAGGGTCGGGATTAAGCTTGTTTTGCCAGCGCCTGCTTGTCCGTAAACAAGCAGCTTCACGCCATCACGGGCAATCGCGCCCGTGCGTTTGAGGGTAATAGCCATGGTGTTCGGTCTTTCGTTTGCCCCTTCGGCCAATCCGGTCGGGCAAAGCGACCTTGCGTGTGTTGACCAATTATGTCAACAGCAATGCGCAAAAAAATTATCAGGAGCGATTACATGCAGACCATTGAAGCCAT